AGGAGGACAGATGCTTTGGCTATTGGTTCTACTGCTGGTCGTATTAGCGGTGTTAGGTGGGGTAGTTGTCAGTAAGCTGTTGCTGTTAATTCTGATCGTCGCATTGATTCTCGCACTGGCAGGGATGTTTTAAGAAGGTTGGGGCAGTGAGGACAGAAATTTCTGCACGATATTTCTTTCAGGGTTCGACTCCCTGTTTGCCCCAGTGATATGAACACTACATTAGAACAACCAAAGACTAACGATAACGACACTGACAGTGATGGACTGCATCACTTCAGGTGTTGCCCCAATGGCAGCAAGACGTTGTGTGGTATTGTCATTAATTTCGATACGTGGGAAGAAAAAGAGGGCTGGGATTCAGACTGTGTTGTGTGTTGTGATCTGGATAAGGTGCTACCGCTATGTCATCCTCAAGCGCACCATTAACTGATGAAGCACTCAGAGCCTTACTTGCACACGACAGACCCAAACGTCAGAAGGTTAATCCAGTCTGTCGAGAATGCAATGCAAGGCTTGATAACGGTTATTGTCCAAATAAGGATTGTGAAGTAGATGCCCCAGTCCCCACGTTTGATTGTAAGTATTGTGGTTATTGTGAAACCCCTGGCCGATGCGTTCAGTCGTTTGGTTGCCCTCTATGCGGTGCCGGTACAAGTGAGCTATGTAGAGAAGGTACAAGACTCGTCGGATTCCACAGAGAAAGATGGGAGTTAGTGTATGCTGCTAGCAGTTGAGATACCCGACTTTTGGGTAGGTGTTGTGGTAGGTGTGGTTGCTCTGTTCTCCTTAATGTCAATGCTAAGTTGGCAGCAAGCGAGGAACAAAGAACGACAGATCAACAAAGATGGACAATGATGCCGACCACACAAGAGACTAAAGACTTCAGGAAAACTTTGAACGCTGTCTCAGCAGCAGAGTCCGTTGAGTGGATTAACATGCTTGTGTATGGTGAGCCGGGTGTTGGCAAGACTTTCTTCTGTGGTACTGCTGACGATCATAAAGATACGTCGCCTGTACTACTCCTAGATGTTGAGGGTGGCACACTAACGCTGCGTAAGCGCGCGAAAATTGATGTTGCGCCCGTAAGGTCACAGAAGGATGTTGTGGAGATTCACAACCAGTTGAAGGCTAACCCTGGCTACTACAAGACAGTGGTTATCGACTCACTTTCAGAACTACAGAAGCTAGATATGAGGGACATTATGGTTGACGCAGTTAGAAAGCGTCCTGACCAAGACATTGATGTTCCCTCACAGCGGGAGTGGGGCAAGAGCATTGAACATATCAGGAAGATTGTACGTGCTTTTCGTGATCTTCCATGTAATACGATTATGACGGCTCTTGCATACTCTGACAAGGACGGGGAAAGTAACGCTATGGTATATACTCCCAACCTACCAGGGAAGTTAAAAGTCGAAGTACCTGGCTTCCTCGACATTGTTGGTTACTACTTCACCGCTGTTGAAAACGACCAAGTGATAAGGAGGATGCAATTCCAGAAAACACGTAGAGTAGTCGCAGCGAAGGACCGAACCGACTCACTCGGTTCAAAGATTGACGATCCCACGATTCCTCAACTATGGTCACTCATACACGGAGGTAATAACGGTAATGGCTGATGGTACCCTTGATCTTTCAGGTGTAAGCCTTGAATCAGATAACCCGGTAGGTAGGTTCCTTGCAGTTATCGACGAGGCTCCCGAAATGGGAGAGGTACAGGGTGGCGGTAAGCTACCTGAAGGTACTCCACGCTTTACGGTAATCTGGAAGATTAAGCACGATGTAGATGGTGATACAAAGTACGAAAATAGAAAGGTGTATCAGGGTTTCAATCTTCCTGATCCCAGCTATGAGAAGCACAAGGAGAGCATGGGATTTGTCGGACGTTTTCTTGTTGGAGTAGGTTATGACGAGAAGGATATCAAGTCTGGCAAGTTCAATCTCAACATGGATGACCTCGTTGGACGTGAGGCTATCATCACTGTGGGCGAGAAGCCTGATAACTACGGTGAAATGAAGCCCAACGTTAAGGGAGTTCGTAACCCTAACGATGCAGGAGTCACGTCGGGCGACCTTCTGTAATATCTAAGGCGAAAGGCCCACAATTTCGGTTGTGGGCCTTTTGCGTCTTAAATGCCTGTAATCGAAGAAACCACACTACGCATAAAATTCTTTGAATATCTGTTCAAAGAGGAGAAGGGGTTTATCTGTATTGCCACTCAGAGGCCAAAGAATAAGGCTTCATTCTCACAAAAGTTTTTCGAGTGGCCCACTAAGAAAGACGAACTAAGCGAGTTTGTCGAAGAGAGTCTGACTAAGCATCACGTTTGGTTCTGCATTAATCTACTCAAAAAGCCTGAGCGTAAGAAGGAACATGCGCTTCCTTCCAATCTTGTGTGGGCTGACTTAGATACATGCTCACCTGATGATACGGCACCAGGACCACAAGTAGTCATTGAATCGTCACCAGGACGTTTCCAAGCTATTTGGAGAACAAAAGAAGTTCTCGATCCTGTAATTGCTGAAGAGTATTCACGCCGGCTTGCTTACACGTATAACCAAAATGGTGCTGATCCTTCAGGTTGGGATATCACACAACTTCTACGTGTTCCTTTCACACTCAACTTCAAGTACGGGAGCATAGAAGAAGGTGCCCCACAGGTCAAACTTCTTAAGGCAGCTTCACCCCTGTTACCTTCTATTGTCTTTGAGTCAATGGAGTTGCCGCCGGGTGTTACTACAACACCTGATGATTCTCTAGGTATTCCTGACCTTGACACGCTGCCTAAGGCCGAGTTTGTTATCTACAAGTATTCACACCACTTGGCTAAGGGAAAGTTTCAAGACTTGTTCAACAATGAGCCTGATGCAGATTGGTCGAAGGCTTTATGGCACTTGATCAATCTTTGTCTTGAAGCTGGTATGTCCACTGAAGAGACTCTTGCTGTAGCAGCGGAGTCAGCTTGTAACAAGTACCAACGCGATCAGCGTCCTATCAGTTGGCTATGGCGCGAGATACTTAAGGCAGAAGCACAACAAAAAGGATTACTACAAGAAGGAGCTACATTTCGTGCCCTTGCAATCCCCGATATCGTTGACGAGTCAGAACTCAAAGCACTTCCAAAGGGTTTTGTTGATGACTACATTACATGGGCTTCTGCTGCCACAGACGCGGTACCAAGATACCACGAGTTGTCTGCGTTCATGCTCCTATCCTCCATTGTCGCAGGAAATGTCAAACTAGAGGCCAGCTATGGAAGGCTTGTGCCAAACCTGTGGGGTCTTGTAATTGGGGACTCCACACTAACACGTAAGACCACAGCAATGCAGCTAGCAATGGGTATGATCTATGACATTGACATTGACCTAATGCTGGCAACCGAAGGTTCAGCCGAAGGTATCCTTGGTGGACTTGCAGACAGACCAGGTAAAGTCTCTATTCTTTACCGTGACGAAGTAGTGGGGATGTTCAATGCTTTTACGAAGAAAGATTATCTTGCTGGAATGCCTGAAATCCTTACTAATTTATACGACGTTCCACCAATCTACACGCGGCGTCTTAAGGCAGGTCCAATTACAATTCGTGATCCAGTATTTATTTTCTTTGCTGGTGGAATCAGAGATAACCTGTATGATAGTATCAACGACGACTTCGTACTCAGTGGTTTTCTCCCAAGGTTCCTTATCGTATCGGGAAACTCCGATATCTCCCGTATTAGGAGAACAGGTCCACGTTCTGAACAATCTGGTGAAGCAAGGGATAATATCAGATCAGGACTCAGTGACCTATACGAGACTTACGCCACACAACAAGACATAACCATAGCAGGACAAAAGACTCAGATTTCAGGACAGACAGAGTGTTTCTTAACCACTGAGGCATGGGAGCGTTATGGTGATATTGAAATGCAGATGGTTGAAGCAGCATCCACGTCTGTTGTATCACCACTAGCGTTACCCACGTTTGAGCGGTTATCGCGCAGCCTACTTAAAATGGCTGTGCTGTTAGCAGCGGAACGTCAGAAGCCAGAAGAGGGAACGATACAAGCAGATGTTCAAGACATTGTGGGTGCCGCACGTTTTATTCAGGATTGGGGTAGAGATAGTATTGACCTGATTTTGAATGCAGGTCGTAGCTTTAGCCAGAAACGCATTGAAACAATCCTTTTGGCTATCGCTAAGAATCCAGGTATTACACGTAGTAAGCTAATGCAGCACTACAAGTTGGACAAGAGAGAAATGGATGGTATTTTCGGTACCCTAGCAGATAGGGGTCAAGTTAGGAGCGAACAAGCAGGTAGAGGAATGAGGTTATGGACTGTAGACACCTAAAATGGGAAGTTGATCAAGAGGATAGGAGGTTCAAGATTTGCGATGATTGTGGTAAAGAAGAGTGGCGCTCAGACGAGGAACTAATCAAAGATGCAGGTCTTGACAAAGAAGGGAGTGAAGGTGGCGACTGATACTAGTCCGTATCAAAAGGCTCTGGACGATTTTCGTAACGAGCTTGACATTGTGTATGAGTTGGCGAATGATCCATTCAAAGCTCCCGAACAGATTGTTTTTGCTGCGAGGGATTTGCTCACTCAAATCTGGAATT